CTCAACAAAGCCCAAAGCCCACGCATTTATAGGGGGGCTTTGGGCTTTGGGCTTTGTTGAGTTGGCAAAAAAAGCCCCCCGCCGAGAGAGTGGCGGGGGGCTGGTGTTGGCGAGGGAATCTATCTCGCCAAGTCTATTTAGTTATTCACCTCGGGTTCTGGGTCAACCCATTCGGCAGATTCGTTGAGAACCTTGCCATCGATTAGAGCCTGAACTGCTCCCGAGTAAAGCATTTGGTAATAAAGATAGAGGTCAACCCTCATCAAGTCCTCGATTCGCTCTGGTAGTTCGGCGGTGAGTTCGTGAAAATTGTTCTGGTATTCGCCGTCAAGTTCGCCCCAAGTGTCCGCTATGTCGTAATAGTAAACTGGAACTGCCCCATCAGCGTATTCGTGTGCCGAGTCCTCTGGGTATGTCTGGCTTAGGATGTGTTCTCTATCGCCCCAAATTTCCTCGTTTATGTCTTGTTCTGTGTAAAGCATTGGTTCTCTCGTTTCTCTCTGCGTAGCCTTGTTGCTACCTATTCAGGATAAGCCTATTTAGCACTATCTACGCCTTGCGTTATACAAACGTTATAATTCGATCCCAACTCAACAAACAGCCAAACAGCCACTTATTTAGGGGGGGTTTGGCTGTTTGGCTGTTTGTTGAGTTGGACAAAAAAATAGCCGGTGGAGAGGACAGGCTCCACCGGCTATTTATATTTGAGCCGTTTTACGACATGCTCAGGTCGTTTCTTGAGAGAGAAACTTTTATCTGGCTTCCCAGAATTCAATTTCTTCATCTGTTGCGAGCCTGAACACCAGTTCACCAGTGCCAGTTGGCTCGTCATGGCTTGAACGTCTTACGCTTAGGTTTCTACCACCGTCATACTTGAAGTAGAGGGTAAAGTCGCCATTGATAGACAGTCTATCAACTACGTCCTTAGCGTTAGAGTTAGCAATGGTGAATCCACTTCTACTCTGCCAGCCGATTCCATCTCCACCAATGTATAGGGGGATAGTGTCGTCTGTTGGATCGAGTTCATAAGCCTCCATCCATTGAGCAATTGCGTAGTCCAATGACTCTATAGGGTCCTCCCAGCAGTAATCACTGCACCATTCGGCAGGGATAGTGTTGCCTTGCTCATCTAACATCTCATTACCATCATCATCAGTCTTGGTGCAGGTGCAAGAATCGCTTAGTGTAATCTCTAACATAATTATCTCTTTTCTCTCAATTTGTAAGCCTTGTTGCTTACGTAATTAGACTACGCTAAATAAGCCTATTCTACTATGTCCGTTATACAACCGTTATAATAGCCTCCAACTCAACAAACAACAGCAACAAACAACGCAGTTGTTTGTTTTATTAGGGCTGTGTTGCTGTTGTTTGTTGAGTCGGGCGTGTCGTTATGAAATTGTTATAATCCCCGAGGGGGCCGGCCGGTGAGGGCGCACCGGCCGGCTGGTCATTCAAACTATGCTGTAAGTCTTGCCCTTGACTTTGATTGAAATTACAGCGTCTAATGGAATGGACCTGAATGCTTGTTTGTCTAAGTCCCAAACTGGCATTAGCCCTTTCTCAAACACGTCGTATTTCAGTTCGCCACCTTTGAGGTGTTCTGCGTATTGCGTGGTTGCGTTCATAACCCTAATTTCACCTGTGGAACGCTTTACAAACTCAACTGTGAAAGTCTTGTTTGCTGGGTGTCTTAGGAATGAAGCAAGTTCTGCTTCTTTGATCTTGTTGCCCTTCATTTGTTGCCCTTCTGTTAGTAGTGTGTGGCAGTTTTGGTCAGGTCTGCCAACTGATTTGATTTAGGCTAGGTTCGCCTTGGTGATTTCACGAATAACTCGCAGGATAGCGTTTGACTGTTCGTCTGTTTCATACACTATGCCTTCGGTGTATTCGTTAGTCTCCTCGTTTGGTTCGTAAGTCTCTACGACATAACCGAGGTATTTGCCACTGCCAACGCAGACGGCAAGGCTAACACGCTTCACTCCGTCTTTGGAGTAGTTCCAAATTGGAGTGTCTGATTCACGAACTAGGCTAATGCCTAACTCGCTAATCTGCTTCTCAATGTTGCCGATAAACTCGGCAAACGACCGATAATAATTACTCATAAGATTTCTCCTAATCGTATAAGGACTGCCCTTAGAACCCTTGCTCTCTCTCGTTCCTTATGTAATAAACTTATCAAGTTATTTCGCAGTCTACTCCCACCGTTATACATTCGTTATAATTCGGGGGTTTATAACAATTTGATAACGGCCCGACTCAACAAAGGTAGATGGCAACAAGTTGCCTATCAACCTTACAACCACTAGCTATGGATTATAGCATAGTGGTTGTTTGTTGAGTTGGCGCGACACGCCCGGGCGACATCGTTATCAAATCGTTATAATCCCCGAAGGGGCGGGGGACTAGGGCAAGCCCCCCGCTATTCAGTCAAACTTTAAATTTAGATTCTACTGATTCAGTCAAGCGTTTCCATGTGCGCTTGTTGTTTGGGTGAGCGTTGCGCTCAGCATGAAACAGAGCTTCTAGTATTTTATTTACTTCATACTCAGTAAGCGGTTCACGCTTTTTGATTACTGCTGAAAGTGTAATTCTAGTCATTTCATTTCCTTTGTTTAGTTAGGGGGCGAGCAGTTGCCCGCCCCCTGTTGTTGCTAGTTGTATAACTTCTTTGATACTCGGGCGATTAGTCTTGCGTCCCAAGTGTTTCGGGGGCAACCGATAGAATTACACTTGGCGCAAGCCCTGTTGTTATCCATCTGCCAGCCACCTATTGCTTGAATTGCTCGCCATAGAATTGAACGCTTCACTTTTTGTCCTTCCTGTCGGTTGAGTTATCTAGCATTTTTTGGAAGCCTCGCCCGATAAAGAAGGCGATAATCATTTCCAATAGGTCTTGCCCGTTTATTACGTGTAGCATTTTTGTCCTTTGTTAGTAGTAGGGGGCGAGCGATTACTCGCCCCCTTTTGTTGCTAGTGCTGTCCACATTCACAGCAGTTATCGCATTTCAGTGGGCTTGAATTTGCGCAAACACAGAATACATCTAATTCCGTCTTACACTTATCACACTCCACGATCGTGCCGTTCGTTGTCCTAATGAACTCGTCCATAATAATCACCTGCCCTAATTACTTGTAGTTAGGGGGCAGGCGATTACCTGCCCCCCTTGTTGCTACTCTGCTACTGCTGGGACTTGGTCCATAAGGTTTAGTCTAACCAACTCGGCTAGTATTCTTTGGACCACTTCCTTACCTGTAAGCGTGTCTAGTTCGTCCTTGTTCGCTGTAAGGAAGTCAATAACTTCGCCTAAGCGTTCAATTCTGCCACCACGCTTGCCAACGGCAATAAGGGTTTCAAATTCACTCATCTCTCTCACCACCTTAGTTATCAAGCAACTACTAAACTAAACGCCCTGATTAGTTGCTGTTTGCTTGATAACTAAACTCTATACCCGATTAGCCCTGTCTACTCCCCCCGTTATCAAACTGTTATCTTTGGGGGGGTAGGGTTAATCGTTATCAAATCGTTATACGCGGGCAGGGCACAGTTACCATTTTTGGATTTAATTTGCTAGGCAGTAGCCTTTTTTCTGGTTGTGCATTTTGAATTAAATATTTAATTGCTGGGGTTAGGCGGGTTGTGCTGTTTTTGCTTAAGTGCGGGGCGTAGCGTTTCGTGCTATACTGCTGAATGCTTAATGTGCGCTTTCTCTGGTTTTAATAGATAATGGATAGCATGGAACCCGATAAGAACCAATTTGGTAGAATCAAGGACAAGGTTGTAAGCTTCTTGAAGTTTAAAGATAACAAGATAGCTGAGACTACTCCGTTCGGTCCTATGAGCAAATACCAAGAGAAACCAGAGAACAGAATCAAGCATGTCTCTGTGCGTGAAGATGGGGATAAGAAGCAGTGAAGCCAGGCGGCCTAAACGAAGAGTTCCAGCGCGGCCGTGCGCCCGAACTCCACCAAGTGCTAGGTGTATTCACCCAAAATAATGCCGTTTTAGGGCTTGATGTCATGGGTGCCGTTAGACTTAATGATGGTCTATTCACTGGACCTAAAGGTGCCTATCAACGGTATAGTGTATCTAGTAATGCGACAGATGTCGCTCAAACACCGTACGGGAGTGCGATATGATTCCAAATAAACCACAATTAAATGCGGAGCCAGCTGGAGAGCCAAAGTGTCCTGTTTGTAAAAAGAGTATGGATAACTCACATTTTGAAGACGATAGGATGTGCGATAGCTGCGTTGTTGATAAGATGTATGAAGAGCATTTAAAGCAGCAAACAAATCCTCGTAAGCCAGAAAAGCGCAAACCAGGTTCTTGGCCTAACGATGCCGAGAAACCTTTTTAAGGAGAACAATGATTCCGAAGAACCCACAGCTCAGTGAAGGCGACAAGATGGAGAGAGCTAATAACACTCTTCTAGGTCATGGCCCAAGAAAGGGTCAGGCACCTACTGAGAAACAAAAAAGAGCTAAAGAGATGTTTGAAAGAAACATTGCAGAGCACGCTGTACGTACCTCTAGCGTTAAAGAGCTTATTAAAGAGCACAAGGAAGACCCTGATGCTGTTGTTGAAATTAACGCCGAAGCCATTAACCGTGTACGTCGCGGCGAGCCTTCTAAGTACTACACTGACAAGGACCTATAGGAAGTACAATGGCTGCTAAGAAACCTGCTAAAAAGAAGGCCGGCACACTAGCCGGTAAGACTTCTGACGGTAAGAAGGTCTATGGCCCATTTAAGGGGTCAAAGAAGAACGGTGGACGTCCTATGATGTCCGTTGTAAACAAAGACGGTTCACGCACCTCTATTTCTGCTGCTCGCTACAAGTATGAAAAAACTCATGGCAAGCTACCTAAAGATGTAGATGTTGACCACAAGAACAATAATCATTCGGATGACAAATCTGGAAACCTACGCGCGCTAAAGCACGGTAAGAACACTGCTAAGGAAAACAAGCGTCGTGCCGGTAAGAAAGAGAATGATAAGTAATGAAGCCGACTAGTTCACAGTTCCCTATGACCAGCAAAGAAGACATGGCTGCACAGCTAAAAGCTGAATCTGCTGATTATGCTGCTTCACAAAAGCCAGAGCGTAACGAAGGTGTAATGCACAGTGGTATTAATCGCCTTGTTCGCGGCTCTCAGAACATTAACCCAGAACCTGTTACTAAGGGTACCGCCTTCGTTTACACCGGTACCAAAGACCCTTACAAGATTAGATAGGAAAAAAGTAATGCCTACTCCAGCTAAGAAAGTGTCTAAACCTACTGTTAAGCCAGCTACTAAGTCAGCGGCTAAGAAGCCAGCTGCTAAACCTACTGTTAAACCAGTTGCTAAGAAAGCAGCTAAAGAAAAGTACAACCCTAAAGCAGCTATTTGGGGTTGCTATGGATGCGGTCACTCAAATGCCCCGGAGTCTAAAGAATGCTGGGATTGTGAGACTAGTCATCCAGGTCAGATGAGATGGCTTGACCCTTCAACAGGTGAGACTGCTTCTGCAAAACAGATTGCTGCGGCTCCTAAATCTCTTAAAGACAGAGTATCTGCAGCTTATAAAGACTAGTAGTAAAAATAATTTGGGTTAAATAAGAAATATTAATCAACTAACGCCATACTAGTTATGGCGTCCCGATCAAACGCTTTTAAATATACAACTCTAGAGAAAGGCCGTAAATGGCTCTAAACACTGTAGGAGACGTAGCCGACAGCGGTACGCTCCTCGCTAACACAACTGCAACTGTAAACGGCGCTACTACTGCAAGCACCAGCGTTACAATTGCTTCTGCTAATGCAAATATCTTCGTTGGTCAGGTCGTAACTGGTCCTGGCGTACAACAGGCTAACGGTATTGTGGCCCAGACTACTGTTACAGCAATTAACAGCACTGGTCTAACACTAACTCTTAGCAACCCTGCTACTTTTGTAAGCGGCGCAGTCCTTACTTTCTCATCGCCTTACGCAATTGTAACTTCAGCTGCTAACTCAGGTTCTGCTGTATCAGCTAGCCGTTCAGTTACCTTGGCTGCTGCAAACGCATCTATTGCTGTTGGTCAGCTAGTTTCAGCCCCTGGTATTTCAGCTAACGTTCTAGTATCTGCTATCAGCGGTACTTCACTAACTCTAAGCGCTGAAGTAACTATTGCTGCTAACGCTCCATTGGCGTTCTGGTCATTGTCTACATCTAACGTTGCAATTGACCTTCCTTGGGGTAACTTCCCAATTCAGCCAAACGATGACCGTGCTGCAACTGCTGTAAAGATTGGTGGTTCTGGAGTTCAGAACACATACATCACTGATGCGTCTAAGCCAAGCACAGGTACAATTCTGTACACAACTGCTGCTGCCCACGGCCTAGCTGTCGGTGACACTATCAGCACTGGTATTTTTGCTACTGCTGGTACACCTTACGGTAGCGCACTTACAACTGTGTCTAACACAGCTGGTACTGTTAACTTTATCTACACCAACAGCCCTTCCCTAGTCCCACAGGTAGGTATGGTTTTGGTAAAGACTGCTGGTACAGGTGCTTTTGCTGCGGGTGGAAACGTTATTACTAGCGTTGACACTACAAACAAGACCTTCACAGTAGCTGTTGCTCCTACAACTGACTTTAGCTCTGCTACAGTTCAGCCAGCTGGTCAGACAGTTCACTCACTAACCGCAAGCATTACCTCGGGTACTCAGGACGCCACTTCTTTAATTAACAGCTGTGGAACCGGTGCTGTTCATTACATTGCTCCTGGAAGCCCAGTCGTTCTTTCTGGTACAACACCTTCTAATTACGGAACTTCTCCAAATGGTTCTTACACATCATTGGGTTCATCAGGTAAGCAGAACATTAAGCTATCAAGCCAGAGCGTTGCCTTCACCACTAACAACATTGGTTCAAAGGACGTTACAGTATCAACACTAGCTGCTCTAACAGCTGCTACTGTAACCTACAACCCATTGGATGTTAAGGAAGCTAAGGTTATCGCTGTTCCTTCAACAACTACATTTATTGTTGCAAGCACTAATGGTTGGAGCGGTGACTCAACTGACTCAGGTATTGCTGCAGTAAGCTCAAAGACTGGTTCATTGCAGCTAGTTGCAGACGCAAGCTGGTCAGAAACAACTAACGCATCAAGCTCACGTCTAGATGGCGGTCAGATTACAAGCACTCTAAACACCTTGTTGTACAAGACCAACACTGACAGCGTTCTATCAACTGCTAACTACTACACTTACCCTAACTACATCCCAGGTAAGTTCACAGTTACAGGTGCTACTGTTGCCGCTGATGGTGCAGGTACTCCAAACCTATACATCTGGTTCTCTGGCTACAACACCCTAACCACAAGCAACACAGTTACAGTTACTGGAATGAGCAACCCAGCGTTTAACGTTGTCGGTGCAACCATTCTTGCTGCTACTTCAACTGGTTTCTTGATTGCTAACCCTAGCACTACAGGTACTGTAAGCGGTGCAACATCTGCTAGCACAACTGTTACTCTAGGTACAGCTAACAACGCTATCAAGGTTGGTATGACTGTAACTGGAACTAACGTTGTTGGTACTGTAACAGTAGTTGCTGTAAACAACACTGTAGTAACCCTAAGCTCAGCTCAGTCTCTATCTAACTCAGATACGTTGACCTTCCGTATTGCTGCAGGTACATCTCTATCTGCACAGTCAGCTGTTGCTACTCAGGTTGGTTTTGGTGTTGCTTTGTACCAGGTAACTGCCGCCTCTGGAGACGGAACTACAGTTACTTACACTGCTCAGAACAACCTTGTAAAGGGTGACTCAGTCTACATTACTGGATTGACTAACGGTGCATTCAACCTAGGTACATCTAGCTCTGGTGTAACTGTTGCTACTGCAAACGCTACTTCGTTTACAGTAACTAACGCAGCAGGTAACGGTGTCAGCATTACTGGTCAGGTAGGTGAAGTTGCTTATGCTAACTCACTAGCTGCTGTAGATGGTGGTTTTGTGGCTGGTGTTTACTACCCACAGATGCCTTCTATCATTGGCCAGACTGTTACTGCTGCTACAGACGCAGTTCGTGACCGTGGATTTACTGGAACATTCTCTGCAGCTTCTCCTGCAGTGACATCCAACATTACACTGTCTAAGGCTGTTCGTTCTGCTGGTAACAACGTTGTAGTTCTAACCGGTACTCAGGCAATTACCGATATCGTAGCATCAGGTTCTGCTAACTCAGTAACCCGTGCTTCCGGTACTGCAATTGCTGCTGTAAAGGTTGGTCAGACAATCGCGTCTACTACAATCACACCTGCTCGTACAATCACAGCAATTAACTACTCAACCGGTGCTATCACCTTCGATGGTGCCGCTGTTGGTACAGTTACTACAGAAACCCTAACTATTGGTGGTCACGGTCTTCAGACTGGTGACACAGTGGTTATCTCTTCTACAGACGCAACCGTTAACGGAGACCAGTCGGTCATCAAGATTGATGCTACTAACTTCGCTATCGTAAGTACCTCAACTGCTGCGCTAAGCGTATCAAGCGGTACAGTCGTAGGAAAGGTCGGAACAGTTCACTACCAGTCTGTTGCTGCTAACGCTGCAAGCACAGCTGCAAACACTGCTCTAACTTACACTCTCTGGGCTTAATGCCTGAATAGTAAATCCCCGGTCATTTGGCCGGGGTTTTACTATTTAAGCTGCTAAACTTAAAAAAAAGAATTAGGATTTAATCATGGCTAATGAAAATATTGAAAAATCTGCTGCTAATGCAATGTCAGGTTCACATACTGGCGGTCGTGGGGCAGTTAGAGATTGGATTAAAACAGTCTGGGGAAATCGCCAACTAACCGGTGGAGGGTCTAGTTCTAGCTCTAGCTCTAGTTCATCCAGTAAAGGTAATGACAGTGGTCGTCCTGCATTTACCGGCGAAGAAATAGATAACTATAATAGATATCTGTCCCACCACTATGGTCTTCAGAATGAGCTAGAAAAAAATAGAGGCATTAATACAACCGACATTATGGACCGAGCAGTTGCTCATGGTCAGATGGCAAGTATAGATTTTAACCATGCAGGTGGCCGTCACCAAATTAGCTTTGCTGAGACTCCTCCTAGCCAAACAAACCCTGGAAATGGTCCTGGCGGTCAGGGCGGAAGCAGGCAGCAGTCTCAACCTGGTGGTAGAGGCTCAAGAGGTCCTGCAGTCTATGAAACTAGACACATTGAAGCAAATGCAAAAGATAATCCTACTTACAAAGGCACTACTAGAACTCAAAATGCTTGGGCCAAACTTGACCAAAAAGAACGTCGTGATATTGCTGCTACATATATAACTAAGGGTAAGAACCTAACTCCAGCTCAAAAATCACAAAATGCTGCAGCTAGAAGCTATATGACTCCTTTTGACCCTAAAAACCCTGATGGAAAAAAGCCTGCTGCTAAAAAAGGCGCAGTTGCACAGGTAGATGCTAAGCCAAATCCAAAGCTAGAAGCGGCAAACAGGAAAAAAGCGTTTAGTGAGTAAAAAGCTTATAGTAGATATACGTCGCCACGGGCCTTTAGCGGCCCGTACAGGCGCGATAACATCTACTGATGTATATGAACGCGTAGAGCGCCCTACAGAGCGTTCTAGGGAGTTTTGGGACGCGATAACACGTGCAGGAAATATTGCAATTTCTGGCGTGGAAACCCACATGAAAGAGTGGGGAAGATGGCGGACGTAAAACTTACCAAAGAGTTTAAGAAAGAGGCTTTATTTAAGCCTGCAAAAGTGCAAGATACGAGATTCGGTATTCGCAGAATATATTTGAATCAAAAGGAAAAGCCATCAACTTTTTCATACGCAGACCCTGGCCGTAGCTGGTGGGGCTACAGATAATAGGAAATTATGTCAACCGACCAATTAATCGCGCTTTTATCTACCCTATGTGCATTTCTTAGTCTTGGCGGATTTATTGTCGCCAGACTGGTAAAGGGATACACCAGCGAAGTAGTAAGTACCCTTGTAAAAGACTACTTATCAGAGCTTAAGCCAAATCATGGCTCCTCACTTAAAGATGACATCCTTGCCATTAAACAAGATATTAGTGATTTAAAGACCAATGTTGCAGTACTAGAGGGCAAGTTCGACCAACACATCAAAGAGAATATCAACTAAATCTGTTATCATTAGTTAATGCGCATAACTAATCGTCAGGCTTATCAAGGCCACCCAGTACCTAAGCATGTCTACTATGCCGATGGGGAAGACATACCCCTAGACTATGAGGTCTTAAAAGAACCTGAAATGGTCTTAGAAGAAGAAGACTACGACCTAGAGTACGATGAGGATGAGGAATAATGGCAAATAAAAGCAATAATCCTTGGTCTAATCAGCGTAGAAAAGATGAACAGACTAAAAACACTGAGTACTGGCTTGATGTACTTTCTACTGAGGAAAATCCGGATGTTGAGCCTGTCAAGGATGAAACCTTTGAAGTAGACAATGAAACTAGTTTTCCAGCATTATCTACAACCACCTCTACAAATCCCGAAAGACCTAGAACTATTAAAGCTGGTTATGACTTTAAAGAGGGCAAATTAATAGTTGTTTTTAGAGACGGTACCTGGTGGGAGTATCGCGGAGTACCAGAATTCATGTGGTATGATTTCCTAGCAGCTGAATCTAAGGGAAGATTCCTTAGACAGTCTGGGCTAGATGGTTGGTCAGACATGGGCCCTGTGGATATAAATGCAATGCCTAAACACCGCAGAGTTCAGATGAGCAACATGAAAGAATTTGCAGACCGTATGTATTTAGGAAATAAGGAATAACACGTGAAATCAGTCGGATCACTATACGTTGACAGCATTAAACTAAAGCATCCTATCCGTCCTATGTTTGAATGGGGCTGGAGCCAAGAAACAGAACACCCCTATCGCGAAAGCAAAGTTTGCATCGTGTTCTGGATTCCGTTTATCCCAAGAGGCTATGCTATTGGATTATGGGGCAACCCTATTGAAGAAGATGAAGCTTTGGGTAAAGTATTGAGGAGTACTAATACTGACCCAGAGGAGATTAAAAAATGGTGAAATTCAGAAAGAAGAAGTGGGATAAACCATTTCCGGAAAAAATAGCTAGGCGTGTATCTAGAATTTCTACCTATGATTTGACTAGCTGGGCAGACCAATCTATTTATGAACTTGGTAGATTACTTAGTATTTACGAAAGAACCAGAACTCCAGAAGCTGTTAAAGAGCTGGTTTTAGGTGCAGAGGCTCTACATGCTGTAATTGAGGAATTAAATAAAAGAACTAATACTACTTTGTAGGCTTAAATAGTTTTTTATGCTAGTATTGATATGCCAACCTTCCTTCTCTCCCGTGTGGCACTTGGTAACCCTGAGTCATGTTGGCTCAGGGTTACTTTACTTTAAGGCGATATATGACTAACAATGACGAGTTCTATGATGATGACGAACTAGAGGAGTACGAGGACTCTGTTGAGACCGAGTTTGAGCCTTATGATGACGGGCTAGATGAGCTTTCCCGTGAATTTGTAGACCAGTTAATAGATAAGATTATGGTCTTTATGAAAGCCCTAGTTGGCCATGACCTTCGTTCTTACCAAAAGCCGCTGGCTAGGCGCATAATTGAGTCTGTAGTGATTAACGAGGGTGAAGAAATTACCGCCCTAGCTTCTCGTCAGTCTGGTAAGTCCGAGACTGTGGCTGATACCGTAGCCGCACTTATGGTAATTCTCCCTAGACTCGCTAAGATGTACCCAGATTTATTAGGCAGATTTAAAGATGGTCTTTGGGTAGGTCTATTTGCTCCCGTTGAGAGCCAGGCCGAAACACTATTTACCCGTGTTATTACACGACTTACCAGTGAATATGCTTTAGCAGTGCTTGAAGACCCAGAAATTGATGATGAAGCTAAAAAGGTTGCTGGTGTAACTAAGCAAGTTAAGTTACTAAACTCTGGCTCATCCGTAATGATGATGACGGCAAACCCTAGAGCTAAGATTGAATCTAAAACCTTCCACCTTATCGTTATTGATGAGTGCCAGGAAGCGGATGACTTTATCGTAGCTAAGTCAATCGGTCCTATGCTTGCGTCTACAAATGGTACTATGGTAAAAACTGGTACCCCTACTACGCATAAAAATAATTTTTATCGTGCCATCCAACTCAACAAACGACGTGCAACTGGACGCGGCGGTAAACAAAACCATTTCCAGTGGGATTGGAGAGACGTTGCTAAGACCAGTGAAGAGTATGGAAAGTTCGTTCGTAAAGAGATGCTTCGTATTGGCGAGGATTCTGATGAGTTCCAGATGGCTTACAATTGTAAATGGCTACTTGAACGAGGTATGTTTATCTCTTCTACTATTATGGATGAGCTTGGTGACACTTCTCAAAAAGTAGTTAGGGCATGGCACCGTACCCCCGTAATTGTAGGCATAGACCCGGCCCGTAAGATGGACTCTACAGTAGTCACAGTAGTATGGGTAGACTGGGATAGACCAGATGAATTTGGCTATTTTGACCACAGAGTCCTTAACTGGCTTGAAATACAGAATGATGACTGGGAAGATCAATACTTCCAAATAGTAAATTTTCTTGAAAGCTACAATGTGCTTTACGTTGGAGTAGACGCAAATGGTGTAGGTGATGCTGTGGCACAGCGCTTACGTTTGCTTCTACCTAGGTCAGAGGTTGTGTCTGTAGGAAGTAGCCAGCAGGAGCAATCTAAACGTTGGAAGCATCTTAAGACCCTAATTGAACGTCGCCTTATCGGTTGGCCGGCCCATGCTGAGACTCGCAGGTCTAGGACATGGAAGCGCTTTTACCAGCAAATGACTGACCTGGAGATTAAGTTTCAGGGCCCTAACTTCCTTGCTCATGCTCCTGAAGAGGCCCATGCCCACGATGACTATGCTGACAGTTTAGCTATTGCTACCAGCCTAACCCTTGAATTAACCATGCCTTCCGTAGAAGTTACCTCTTCACCATTTTTTAGATAAATTACGTTTATCCTGCGAAATTCCGTATTTAGTATAAAACTTGTATAGAGGCCTCAACCTTTTTATTAGGAGATATTAATGTCAATTGCACCAGACCCACAGTTCCCAGAGAGTGCGCCTATTACTTACGACCGTAAGATGGCATCAGCAGTTCCTGGCCAGCGCGGACCTCTTCGTTTTGAAGAAGGTATCGGCACTGACACAGACGTACCAAACGAGTTTATGCTCGGAGCCAAGCAGGGTTACACCCCAGCAGCTGGTCGTCCAAACCGTAACGCACCTGTCCACACCAAGACTGCCGAAGAGACTATGAGCGAACGTGCTCACGTTGGTTCTGCTGCATGGGTAGAAGCACAGGATTACCTAAGCGAGTTCTCAGGCGCAGCCTTTGAGGACCACGGCTCAAACGTCATTGAGGAAGTTTTCCGCAATGGCTCACGTCAGCAGCACCCGAACCCAGCTCAGGTTCAGGACTAGGTACAAACTTCTTAGACTACCCCGCGCATCACTGATGATGGCGTGCGGGGTGGTTTGAGAACCTTTAAGGCGGTGAATTATGGCTCTCATTAAGGGTCAGGAAGTAAAAGAGACTCCCCATCAATACCCTGCAAATCCTCGTCTCTGGAACCTAATCACCACACAAGCCAAAACTCGTTTTGCAAAATATCCATCCCCAGCTGCGGCTCACTGGGTTCACGCTAAGTACATTCAGCTTGGCGGTCAGTTTGTTGACCGTGAAAAAGACGTTGACCCACGCATGAGGGACCGGGCCCAAGAGGCGATGGATAAAAAAGAAGAAAAGCAAAAAGCATCCGTACGAAAAGACGTGCTGAAGAAGGTAACTAAAAAAGTTACTAAGCCAATTGCTAAATAGCGATACCGTAAAAAATAGTTTAATTTTGCGGTACACTATAAGTACTTACGAAACCTAACCGGAAGCTCTTTATAGATGTCAATTGACTTTTCACCCCCGTCATATAGAGCCGCATCATCTGACCTTGCCATCAGCATCTCCCCTCTGGGTCTTGTAGAACTTGCTGATGAAGAATTTGAGGTCCACGGCCCGCGTCTAAACCGCTATTCTCTAAACTGGGCTATGTACCTAGGACACCACACATCTTATCGTCGCCAGGCTGGAGAGCCATCTATTGTTCTAAATTATTACAGGGCAATCACAGACTTCATTATTAACTTCACATTTAGCAAAGGCGTTCAGTTTAGAAGCGCTAAGGCAAATGAGGCAATTGTTCCACAGCTTCTTGAAAGAGTCTGGGAAGTAGACAATAATAAAGCAACTGTTCTTTGGGAAATTGGCCAACAGGGTGGCGTATCTGGTGACTGCTTTATTAAGGTAGCTTACGAAGAAGGTTATGAAGACCCAGTAGGTGGCATCCACCCAGGCCGAGTTCGTATTCTTCCGCTTAACTCATCTTTTGCTTTCCCTGAGTTTCACCCCCACGACCGCGAACGTCTAATTCGTTTTAAACTAAAATACCGTTTCTGGGGCACAAGCCTAGAAGGTACACGCCAGGTCTATACTTACACTGAAATCCTTACCGAAGACACCATTGAGGAATACATCAATGATGAGATGGTTGACTCTAGACCAAACCCGTTGGGTATGATTCCTGTTGTTCACATCCCTAACGTTCGTGTTTCTGGTTCACCTTGGGGTCTTTCAGACTGTAACGAAATCATTAGCATTAACCGCGTTTACAATGAGACTGCTACAGACATCGCTGACATCATTAACTACCACGCTGCTCCTGTAACTGTAATCATTGGTGCTAAGGCTAGCCAGCTAGAAAAGGGTGCTAACAAGGTTTGGGGCGGTCTGCCAAAGGACGCTAAGGTTGAAAACCTAGAAGGTGGCGGACAGGGTCTAAAAGGCGCAATGGAGTTTATGGATAGACTAAAGAAGTCTATGCACGAAATGACCGGTGTTCCTGAGACCGCCCTTGGTCAAGCACAAGCTATTTCTAACACCTCTGGAGTCGCGCTTTCTATTCAGTTCCAGCCTTTGATGAACCGCTATCACCAAAAGATTGTGCAGTACGCTCATGGTCTAGAGCGAGTAAATGAACTTGTGCTTCGTACTTTGGCATTTAAAGAGCCTGAAACCTTTATGATAGACCCAACCTCAGACACTGAGCCTAAGCCGGATCAAGTACTGGAGCTGGACCCTAATGACCCAGAAACTTACCGTACTTATGTACACTTCCCTCCACCACTTCCTCTAGACAAGCTAATTGTATTGAACGAAATTCAGTCCTTGCTATCTCTTGGACTACAGTCTAAGGAAGGTGCTTTGCGCGATTTGGGTGAGGAATTCCCAGCAGCTAAGCTTGAAGAAATCCGCAGAGAACTTATTGATGACGCTGTTGCTGACGGTGCCCTACGTCTTGTACAAACTGAGATTGAGCAAGAGATTATGACCATGACTGGTCAGATGGGTATGGCAGATGGCACTACCGCAGGTGGTGGGGCTACCCCAACATCCGCTGCTCCTGGCCCTCAAGCTGGAGGCGCCCCTGCAGCTGCGCCTGCGGTGCTTGACCCTCAGACTATGGATGAACTCGCACTAGGAGAATCTCAGTTGAGAACTCGACTAGTTACAGAAGCTTACGGAACTAAACTTCCGAAAAGAAATGTCCCGCAAGATTACCAAAAATAATTGGCATTTAGCGAGACAAAATAAGAATATCAGGTGAAACTTGATATTGACAACATAACGTGCGGCTATACGTGCTACGTGTCTATGACACATTTGAAAAACGCCCTCTAGAAATTAAGGATATAAATGAGTACAGCAGATTCACAAACAAATGCTGAAGCTTTTGAAGCCGAAGCAGGAGTAGCCCCAATTGCAGTAAATGCTGATGCACCTGCATCAGACGTTACACCAGTATCTTCTACTGACGCCACTGTAGCGGCCTCTAAGGTTTATACAGAAGAGGACTTGTCTAAGGTCCGCGCACAGGAAAAAGATAAGCTTTATCCACAAATTGATTCACTGAAAGCTGAACTCGCAGAGATTAAACGTCAACGCGATGAAGAGCTTGCAGCAAAGCGTGCAGAAGAAGAGGCCAGAGCCGCTGAAGAGCGTGCAAAGGCTGAAGCTGATATGGACGTTCGTGACCTTCTAAAGCAGAAGGAAAGCGAATGGCAGGAGCAACTAGAGCAAGAGCGTCAAGAACGCGAACGCGCATTTGCACTATTGGAGCGTGAAAAAGCTTACGCTGAACTTACCAGCTTTAGGCAGCAAAAGCTTGAAGCTGAGCGGGATAACATTATTCCCGAATTATTGGACCTTGTATCGGGTAACACCCCAGAAGAGGTCAACGCGAGCATTGAAAGCTTAAAAGAGCGTTCGGCTCGTATCCTAGAAAGTGCTCAGCAGGCAATGCAGAACACTCGAAGGGAAATGAAAGGAACGAGTATTACTACTCCTCCTACCGGACCATTGGATATCAATTCGGAACAACGTACGCTTACGGCTCAAGAAATTGCAGCCATGCCGATGAATGAATATGCACAATATCGTCAACGTCTTTTGAGTGACAAAGCTCGCGGACGCGGACAGGGTTTGTTCGGGAACCCATAAAACCAAAAAGTCAATTTCTATTTAGGAGCCCACACAAATGGCATCAGGTATTACGGGTACTGGCAATCTAGCTGCCGCCCCAACATCCTATTCGGGTACAAACACCCAGCTAACTCAGGCGATTCAGCAAATCTGGTCAAAGGAAATCCTTTTCCAGGCTATGCCAATTCTTCGCTTTGAGCAATTCGCAGTTAAGAAGACAGAACTAGGTGTTGCACCTGGTCTTCAGATTAACTTCCTGCGTTACAACAACCTAGGCTTCGCTTCGGCGCTTGTTGAAGGTGTACGTATGCAGACCAACGCGCTAACCGCACAGCAATTCTCAATTACTGTTTCTGAGCACGGATACGCTCTTGCAGTTTCAGAACTTTTGCTAAACGCATCATTCGATGACGTCATGGCATCTGCTTCTCGTCTGCTTGGCCGTAACATGGCTCTTTACCTAGACAAGTTGAGCCGTGACACACTTTACGGTGCAACTTCAAAGATTTATGGTGAAGACCGCACTAACATGACCGCTATCACTAACGGTACTGGTAACTTCAACCAGTATGGTTATGGTACAAACGGAACCAGCAACGCGAGCATGACAGGTAACTTCTTCCTGACTCCTCGTACTGTTAAGGATGCCGTAGAAAGCCTAGCGACCAAGAACATCCCAAGGCTTGGCGAAACTTACGTTGCTTTCGTTCACCCTCACCAGTCACGTCGTCTACGCGACACTGCTGAGTTTATCGAAGTAACTAAGTACGCTGCTCCTGGTAACTTCATGCTAGGTGAAATCGGTCGTCTATACGACACCGTATTCATCGAAACCACACAGGTCCGCAAGGTCGGTGGCGGTGCTGGTACTGGTTGGACTACAGACACTGCTGTAGCTAACCCAGTCCCTGCTGCCGGTGGTGGTTACATCAGCCCAGATGAGTTCACTGGTAACGGTACAGCTGACCGCTATGACGCTATCTTCATTGGAGACAACGCATTCGGACACGCTATCTCACTTCCAGTTGAGCTTCGCGATGGTGGTATTCTAGACTTCGGTCGTGAGCACGCCCTTGCATGGTACTCGATCTTCGGTCTTGGTCTAATCACTGACCAGTCGGTTCTAGTAGCTTCAACCAACTAATTGTACTGGGGGGGCCAGCAATGGCCCCCCTTACAATACCCCTGCAACACCGAGTCACTAATTAGGAGAATACCCCGTGGCAACACAAAAGAAACCAAGCGACTTTACTGGTCGCCAACGAGATGCCCTTGTCGCACAGCAGATTGAGGACCAAGCAGCACGTGCAAACGAGATTGCTATGGCTACCGTAGAAGCTGCTCGTAAAGTAGAAACTGAAATTATCGATGCTACTCAGCCTGCAAAAGCAGAACCAGTAGTTCTAGATACAGTTGTTCCAAGCGAAGACAAAAAAGCAACA